CTCGGACGTGACCTCGGGGCGTGAGTTGCGTCGAGAGCCACGCATCGACGACCGACCTCAGGTCCTCGTCCTCCTCGGGCGTCCTCGAGGGGGGAGGAGGTATGGAGGAGGAGGAGGATGTTGTTGTCCTGTCCTGTATTGTCCTGTCCTGTACTGTACTGTAGGCGTGACCGTCCGTGACGTCGCGTGACGTCGCGTGACTGTCCGAGTTGTCGCGTGACGTCGCGTGACGTCGCGTGACGTCGCGTGACGGGTCGGACTCCTCGACGGGCTCCTCGGTCGTCTCCCGCCTCGACGCCCGGAGGCGACGCTGACGCTCCGCCCCCGTGTTGTCCCGCTGGGTCTCCGACCATCCCTCGACCCGGTAGCCGTCCCCATCGACGACGAGGAGACCCTCCTCGAGGAAGTAGGCGACAGCGTCCGACCATGCCTCGACCGACGGGCCCCAGAGATGCGCCATGACCCGAGGCGAGAGGTCCCGCGCCGAGACGTAGCCGTCGCCGCTCTTCGCCCTGGTTAGGACCGCGGGCCACGCCCACGCATGACCCGAGGCCGTCAGTCGACCATCCATCGGGAGGTCGATGTCGAGACGGACCCAGCTCACGCCGCACCCTTAGCCGACTCGTCCGCGACGTGAATCCAGAGCCCGAGGGCGACGAGCTTCTCTATGCCCATCGGGGAGGGCTTGCACCCTGAGACCCAGCGCCACGCCGTCGAGAACGACACGCGAGCCGCGTCCGCGAGGTCCGCAATAGACATCCCGGACGCCTGATAAGACTCTCGGTCAAACATTGCTACTCTCCGGTCTACATGACCGCGAACAGTGTCGCCGCGGTCTTTCTCAGTTGCAAGTCGAAACAGGTTAGAACGGAATCGGGTCGTCCTCAAAGTCGACGGGCGTCGGCTTGCTCGAGCTCGCCGCGGGACTCGGAGCGGGACTCGGAGCGGGTCGCGTCGCCGGGGTCCCTCCCATCCAGACCGCCGAGGCCGTCTCGGTCGTCCGCTCCTCCGCGCGCTTCGTGTCGAGGAAGGTCACTTTGTCCGCGATGACCTCCCAGACCTTCTTGGTCTGCCCCGCCTTGTCCTGGTACTCCCTGCTCTGGAGCCGCCCCTCGAGGTAGACGAGCGCGCCCTTCTTGACGTAGCGGTCGACGAGCTCCGCGGTCTTCCCGAAGACGCTCACTTGATGCCACTCCGTCCGCTCCTCATCCTTGACGCGCTCCGAGGTCGCGAGGCTGAAAGAGGCGACCGCCGTCTGGGTCGACGTGTACCGGGTTTCGGGGTCGCGACCCACGCGCCCGATGAGCTGGATTCGATTAAGACTTGCCATGATGTTCACTCCTCTCCGCTGAATGGTGGATTACTGAAGCTCCGACGGACCGCCCGCCGGAGACCTTGCGCCGCTCTGAGCTCGTCGAGATGGTCGCCCGCCGCATCGCACATCGACACGACGAGCTCCTCCGGGAGCCGGATGAGACCCGCGATGATTCGGGCCTCTCGAGCGCCCGGCATAGTAAAGCCGCCGAGATAGCTCTCGATGATGGAGCCAGTCACGCCGAGGAGGAGGGCGAGCGCCCTCTGACTCCCCGCGACCTTGACCGCCTGTCCGATCCACTCGCCGATCTGACGGAGCGTCGGGTCGCTCCACATCCACTCCGCGTACATCATCCGGAGCCGGACCGCCTCCCGCTTTTTGTGCGCGAGCGCCGCGGCTCGCTCCTCGGGCGTAGGCGCGTCCGTCGAGCTCGAGGTCGTCGACGGCTCGAACCGCGCCGCGAAGATGTCGAGCTGGACCGCCATCGGAGCGGACTTCTTCGCTCCGAGCTCCGCGAGAATCGCCGCGTCGAGGGTCGCCTGGACCTCCGCGCTCAGACCCAGCGCCCGAGACCGCTCGAGCATCGTCAGGACTTCGGAAACCTTACTCATCTGTCGTCCTCCCGCCGCCTCCCAGCGGCTTAAAATTGGTCGAGCTGTCGCCCGACCTCATGTGATTGCTCGACGCTTAGGACGGGACTCAAGTCGACCCACGTCCCGCGCCGCTGATACCAGACCGCCAGAATCTCCCATCCTCCGCGCTCACCTGGAGACTCGAGCGAGGGCCTCTCGCCTCCATCCCAGACCGCCGCGACCTTGACCTCGACCTGGTAGCCGCCGGGATAGGTCACGGTCGCCTCCATGCCCTCGGGCTCCCATCGGTAGTAGGTCCGACGACCATCGGCACACCACGCCCCGAGGAGCCGTCGACGCATTCGGAGCCATCTCTCCGGGTCGTGCTTCATGGTGCGCCGTCCGGGTCGCCCGGAGGACCGAAGTCCTCCGACCCCCAGTCAGCCGAGCCGACCGTCGAGGACGGAGCCGGGGTCTCGACCTTAAATCGTTTGACGTCTCGCGTCCGCGTGACCCTGAGTCGCTCCGCCTCCGGGACGGAGAGGACGCAGCGGTCCGCGAGGCGATCGAGCGCCTGCCTCTGGAGCTCGATTCGATTGAGGGCGTCCGCTTGCATATCCCAGCATGCGGACATGCTGTCGAGATTGCGCGTCCCGACCTCGTCGACACATGACCGGGTCGCCGACTCGATGCTCCGACCGACCTGCTCCCCATTCCGAGCGCCGACGATAAACGTCCCCGTCACTCCGAGGAGGACGCCGAGACCCATAGCTATCCAGTCGAATCCGCGCGGCTCTTTCTCTCCGACGACGATGCTCATGACTGGACCCCCAGCGCCTCAAGGCGGTCGATGATGTCTTGGATGTGTCGAATCGCCTGCGCCTGGGTCGACGTGCCTCGACCGAAGACGAGCGCGCCCGAGTAGAGGCCCGCGACGTAGACATCGACGATGCGCTCGGAGGTCATCGCCCCACGGTCACACGCCCGGACCGCCGCGCGGACGACCCGCGTCCGGAGCTCCTCGATCTCCTCAATGTCTCGGACGCTCATCGCTCGCCCTCCTCATAGCTGACGGTCTGACTCATCGCCGCGTCCCGCTTAGCAGCCCATCCCGCGATGTGCGCCGCGCCCTTAGGCGTCCCGAGGTAGCGGACCGCCGCCTCGAGGCGGTCGATGGGAGCGGTCCCGAGGTCGAGACCGTCCCGCGAAATGAGCTCCTCGACGAATGCCGGGGCGTCATACTCGACCAGCATCATCGAGGAGATGAGCGCCCGACGACGGTCCTCGGTCGAGGGCTCGGAGGCCGGGACGATCTCGACCACATCGACCGCGAGCGCCTGAGCTTTCGCCTGGACGGGCTCGACCGGACGGAGCGTCTCGACCTTGACCGAGTCGAGCGGAGTCGCGAGCTCGTCGGGGTCGTAGATGCCCGCGACGAGGTCCGGGTAGACGATGCGGGCGAGCGCCGACGCGCATCGAGCGCGGAGCATCGCCTCCGGGTAGGAGCGCCATCCCTGACCGTTTGTGAGCCCCGCGCGTTGAGCCTGCTCGATGGTCCACGTCAGGACCGTCGGCTCCGTGTCGCCCTTGCGCCTGGTCGTGTAGGTCGCCCGGGTCGGGGTCGTCTCGACGCATCGCCACTCGACACATTCTCCGGACTTGCGGACGAGGGCGACCGTCGCATCCGCCGAAAGCGTGACCTTCCCTTTGATGACCGAGAGCATCCGGAGCGATTGCATCGGGGCGAAACCGAGCTCCCGCCCCGCCATGAGAACAATCAGCGCGTCCTGAGGGCGATTCCGGAGCGCGTCCGGAGCGAGCGCGCTCGAGGCCGCGACGACCGCCGTCGGACCGAGAGCGTCCGCGCCGAGGATGATGTCCGTATTGCTTGCCATGTGTTGACCTTTCGCCGCTCCCCAGCGGCTTCGTGTTGCATCCCAGACCGCCGGAGCGGTTTCGCCCTCCGCCGAGGGCTCGTCAGTGGGTCGCGTGCTCCGACTCGATACCAGCCGCGACCGCGACGAGAGCCGCCATGTCGCCAGCGGAGGTCATAACCCGCACAGAGTTAGCTCCGTCCGTCGACGGAAACCCCGCCATATCTCCGCGAGCGTCGCAGGCCCGCATGAAAGCCCACGCCGCGCTCATCGTCGAGAAATTGAAAACCTGATTAGCTCGCTCGCCCATGTTGTCTCTCCGTTGTCCGTGGCCGACTCCCCGTCGACAAGAGAGACCATAGCCCCGCCTCTTTCAGTTTGCAAATAAAAACAGTAGAAAAAGAGAGGCCTCGTGTCGATTGTCGCAAGTCCGCGCCGTTGCTCGACTTGAGCGCTTAGCCTGGACGACGGAGTCCGCTCACTCGCTCGGCTTGTCGTCGTCTCGACCCGAGGTCCGTGCTCCGAACTGATAGCCAAAGACAACGAGGACGATCGATTTGATTAAGTCGAAGAGCCCGCGCCTGAGGTCGTCGCTCATGAGCTGGACATCCCACGAGACCATAGCGTCCGCCGCGAAAATCCCGAGGAAGACCGTGAGGACGAACGCCACGAACCGCGTGAGCCACTCACGTTGGCCCAGCTCCCGCGGGATAATGCTGTTCACATACCAGACGAGGAGGGCGACGACCGCGACGCTCAGGACGACGCCGAGGACCATGATAGGCGTATCACCGTGAAGCATTAGCCGACGTCTTTCCCGCGGTCGCCCGCCGCTCCGAGCGTATGAGCCGCGTCGGAGAGGTAGGCATAGCGCCGCGTCGTCGAGGTCGCGTCATCGTAGGACGCATGGTCGAGGCCGTCTCCCGCGACCAGACCATGAGCCGCGGAGAGCTCGACGACGTCGCCGACGATGCCGACGATGTCCCGCTCGACGCCCGCGCCCCAGTTGCCCGCCGGGATACATCGGACGCGGTCGCCCGCGCTGAAGTAGTCGAGGCCCGTCCGAGCGAGGTCGGTCTGAGTCTCGCCCGTCGCCGGGTCGATGGTCGAGGTGTAGAGGTTTGAGTAGGTCTGGACCTCCGTCGGACTGACGACCGAGAGGACCTCGAGGGACGGGACCCAGCCCGCCGGACGGAGCCCGGTCGACTGGAGCGTGAGACCGAGACGACCGCCCGACCAGTCCCGCTCAAGGCCCATCACGCGACACGGCTCCGAGACGAGACCGAGCGTCCCGTCGATGCGGACCGCGCTCGAGCTCGTCAGCGTGACCGCGTCTCCGACCGCGACCTCGAGCGCGCCCGGATGGTCGATAGAGACCGCGAGTTGATACCGGACGCGAGGCACCCCGACACGCCGCCTCATGTGCTGGATGACCGGGAGGAGTGCCGCGACCGCCTCAAGCGGACCGCCGTCGACGTTGATTCCCCGCATGTCGAGGGCGAGTTGCTCGCCGCCGTCTCCGCCCGCCGCATCGACCGCGTCCGAGTCGACGAATGTCGTGACCCTCGTCGGCTTGCCCGAGCCGTCATAGTTGGTCGAGAGCTTGTAGGCGCGGACGACTTGCCCATCGACCGCGGATGTAACCTGTCCGTCCGCGAGGATGTCCGCGTCCTCGATGACCATGACCGGAGCCGCGTCCGACGCTGGGGAGAGAGAGACGAGGGCGAGCTTTTGACGCCCGTCGAGGTAGCGCTGAACGACCGCGCCGCCGAGTAGAGTCAGGACGTCCCCGAGCGAGTCCTCGACGGTCTGGGTCGAGTCGACGTCGAACGTCGCCCCCTCGAGCGCGGAGGGGATCGGAAACGTAAAGAAAGACGGCTCGAAGATGTCCGACTGGTCGAGGTTCGCCCCGTATGGGTAGACGTCCCACGCCCCATTCGTCCCGGCTCCGACCCCGCTCTCCATGAGTCGGAGGAGGAGCTCGGTCGGAGGCGTCCCGTAGCTCCGCGCCTGGGGCGTGACCGTGACCGGGGTCCCATGATCGAGAGCGTAGAGGCCCGGGTCGGAGACCGCGGAGACCGCGAGGGCGTAGCCGATGGGGTCGCCCGTGTCAGGGTCGAGGACGACGGAGGAGCCCGCGATCTCGACGTCGAATGAGCCCGTCGAGTAGTTGAGATCGTCGCCTCCGGAGATGCGGACCGACATCGGACCGCCCGCGCTCCAGATGTCCTCCTCGACAAGGATGTAAGGCTCCGCGCTCTGGTACCACGCGAGCGCGGGACCTCGACACGGGAGAGCCGTCAGCGCTCCGAGGGTAGCCTCGCCCGTGATGCGCTCATTCCGTATCGCGACCGACCCGGCCTCGAGGTCGATGAAGTGAGCCGCATCGTCCGGGCCTCGATAGTCGAGACCGACGCAAATGTCCGCCGGGCTCGGGACCCATCGGAGCGTGAGCTCGGAGTCCGCCTGAGGCTCCTCGACGAGCCCCGCCCTAAACTCCCAGCTCCCGACGCCTTGCGCCATCGACACGGAGGCCCATCGCCCCGCGTCGCCCTGGGTCGTGTCGACGGTCCAGCGGTCGAGGCGATGCGTCGCGAGGTTGTAGGCCGCGAGCCCAGCGTCCGCGCCCGCGATGGCGACGAGGAGACGCTCCGGCCACGCGACGACCTGAGGCCCGCTGTCGTCGATGAGCGAGAGCCGCGCGTCCTCCGCGAGCTCTGGATTGCGGAGGCGGTAGCTCCCGACCGGAGGGTTAGGGTCGAGGTCGAGCTCCAGCCCTGGGAGCCGAGCCGTCGTCTCGTATCGCGTCCCCGAGAGGAGGACCGCTCCGCTCCGAGGATGACCCGCCGGGAGCGTGATGTCTGATTGCGCGACATGGGCGTCGTATGTGTCGGACGTCAGTTGAGCATCGACCGCGACGACGTCGACGACGCCGCGATAGGCCGCGCCGACGGGCCAGACCTGACGGATGCGGACGTCCGACGCGCGCCCGGGCGTGAAGTAATGCCACCCGCGGAGGAGCTTAGTCGAGGTCGCCCCAGCGGAGAGACGCTGTCGCATCGCCGCGGACATCGCCGCGATTTTGACGGTTAGCGTCATGCCATCGCCGGAGAGCTCGGGCTCCCGGTCGAGGACGCCGCGCCATATCTCGACATAGGCTCCGACGCGGACGCCGTCGACGACCGGAGCCGCTCGGACGATTGCGGGACGCCCTCTCCAGTAGGTCACATCGCGAGTGACCGTCGGCTGAGCGCCGCGCGTCGGCTGGTAGAGATGGCGAGCGATGCGCGTATCTGCGACGCCTCGAGCGCATCCCTGGAGTTGCGTCCCGATGGTCGCCGTCGGCTGCATAGCTTCGAGGCCACAATGGACGAGACCAGACCACGCCGACACATCGTCGACGACGTCGACATCCGTCGGGCCCGCTTCGTGAGGGACCGTCCCCGCGAGCTTCGTCCCGGTAGCGCCTCGAGGACCGATGCGCCGGAGGGTCGACACGGGGTCGATGGAGTGTGTCGCCGCGGTCCGCGTAGCCGCTGAGACCGGAGCGTCCCGCGCCGCGAGACGTACCGTCACCGGGGCCTGAGAGACTTTCGAGCGGATGTCGTCGACGGTCGCCGACTCCGCCCCGAGGGAGAGGAGAGCGCAGACGTCCCGATAGTCGAGCCCGGTCGTCCCTGGTATCGGCTCGACGTCCGGAGCGGGCCCGCAGTAGTAGCGGTCCGTGATACCGGAGATGACGAGGACGACCGCGAGCTCGCGACCGCGGAGAGCATCGACGAGAGGATCGCTCATAGCGTTTGACCCCACACCGGGAGAATCGCGACCGCGTGCAGTCGAGCGGAGACCGTCGAGGCTCTGACGACCGCGACAGCCTCGCGGAGGTCATAGGTCGAGGCGACCGTCTCGAGCGCTCGAGGGAGGGACGGTAGCGCCGCGACCGCGAGACCTGGTCGACGTAGGTCCCCGGAGTAGTACCACGTCGGGACGAGCCGCCGGGACCCGTTAGGCCGCTCCTCCTCATTCCCCCGGAGCGAGCCGTCGGAGCGTTGCCACTTAATACCGACGTCGACGACGGAGCCGCCGACGTCCTCGAGATGGACCGTGACCGAGGGCGTCGATGTCCCGCCCTCCGCCTCCGACGAGACGAGGACCGCGACCTGTAGCGCCTCATCGAGAGGCCCGACCAGATACGCCGCCCGGACGGTCTGGTTGATTCCGTTCGATGAGTGCACATAGCCGTTGAGGTTTGCCGCCGCGGTCTCGACGACCTGGGAGACGTGGACTGTCTGCCAGCTCCGAGCGTAGACGCCCGCGACCGTATTGACCCCGTCCGCGAGCGCCGCGAGGGTCTGCCCGAGGACGGGCCTCGCCGACTGAGTCGGGAGCGGAGACGGAGGGACGAGCCGCCGGGAGGTGTAGGGAACCGTCAAGAGAAGCTCCAGAGTAACAGGCCGTGGACCGCGTCGACCGTCGACATCGCCGTCGGTACCGTATCCCATGTCGCCGGGTCTGGCTGGGGCCACACTCGGACCGCTTGCCACTGGACGGAGAGGTCTTGAGCATACGCGCCCGCGCGGTCTGTCCGCCGGAGCTCCTCGGTCTTCGCGTCTCGGACGGAGAGCGCGCCGAACTCGATGGTCGACGACGAGAATCCGCCCGCGCCGCCGGAGTGCTGGACGATGACCTCGCCCGCCGCCGCGCTCGAGGCGACGACCCGCGCGAGGAGGTCGAACGCTCGGTCCGCCGAGTCGATGAATCGAGGCGATAGCCATTGATGGGCGTAGGGAGGGAGGCGGTCCTGATTCGCGAGCTCGACGTTTTGGAGGTCCGAGACGTTGAGATGCACCCTCGGGAGCGCGCCGAGAGCGTCGATGGTCGCGTAAATCTGGGAGCCTACGCGAGCGGAGAGCGGTCGGTCCGCGACGAGCTCCCCATCGTCGACCGCCGTCCGACCGTCCGCCGTCGTCCCCGCTGGGAGAGACGCGAGAGCGGGCCAGTAGACGAGGAGGGACGCGACCTCGATAGCGTTAGTCGACCCCGCGAGGCGGAGTCGGATGGTCTCCCGCGAGAGAATCCACGCGACATCGAGCGTCCCCGTGTATGCCTTCCATGTCGCGTCGAGACCGGTCGTCGCATTGACCGTGAAAGAGTCCGCGCCGTTGACCGACTGGACCGTAACCGAGTGAGAGGACCCCGCGACGCCCGACCGGACTCGAGCGATGACGACGACCGAGACGACCGAGCCGCCCTCGAGCTCCGGAATGACCCACTCCGCGACCGTCGCCGGGACTGGAGAGGTCCGAGCACACGGGACCGACCCCGCGGTCTCCGCCCACGCCTGAGCGATGACCGGAGCCCGGGCGACGTGAGCTAGGCTCCAGTTGACCGCCGCCCCGAGCGCCGCGACCGTCGTCGCCTTAAGCGGCTCGCCCGTGAGGAGGGTCGACGGGTCGACGGGAGTCAGTGTCGCCGGGATGGTCCGCGCCACTTAGGGCTCCTCCGCAATCGTGACCGAGACGTCAGAGCTCCGGACCCGCGCTCCGTCGAGACCGAACGTCGAGGTCGAGGAGCTCGAGCTCGCGACGCGCCCGACGATGCGCCCCTTTAGATGCTGAGTCGTGTAGGCCGTCGAGAACTCCGGGACCGTCTCGCCCGTGTAGAGTTGTTCGATGTGCCGATGTCGTCGAGGGTCGCCGATGTCGAGCCAGAGCGTCAGAGGTTGACCGCGCCCCGAGGAGGGCCAGAAGGCGCGGACCGCCTGCCCCTCTTGGTCGAGCTGGGAGGTCGGGCCTCGGAGTGTGTAGGTCACATCGTGGAGCGTCGACGCGCCGATGTGTCGTCCTCGAGCTCGTCCGTTCGCGAGGGTTACGGCTCCGTCGATGCTCTCCGTGCTCACCTGGTATCGGCTCATTCCTCGATAGAGGACGAGGACCGCCGGACACGGGTAGGTCGCCGTGAGGATGGAGCGACCGAGGACCGTCGAGACCGTCTCCTCGCCCGTGAACCCGAAGAGCCTCCGGAATGCGAGGCCCGCGTCCGTCGCGAGCCACGTCACCGCGGAGACGCTCGACGGGTAGGAGGTCCAGACCTTGCCCGCCGCATCGACGCCCCAGCGGATGCGGAAGTCCGGAGAATCCGAGTAGAAGTTGTCGAGACGCTCGAGGGAGGACACGGGCCCGAGCCCGTCCTCCGAGTCCGTAGAGGCGCGGAGCGCGGTCGGGATAGCCTGGACCCGCGCCGTCGTCGTCGAGAGCGCGCAGGCCGTCGCGCCGTCCGTGATGGTGATGGCATTCGGGGCGACGTAGAGGTCGACGTTCCCCCTCTTCCATGCGTCCGGAGCCGTCACCTGTTGATAGGTCCCGACCGTCGAGGAGCTGGTCGTCCCGGTCGCGAATCCCCACGCATTCCCGGAGCTCGCCGCGAGGTCGAAAGACGCGAGGTCGACCGTCGGGACACGGACCGCGACCCGGTCGTCCTCCGTGATGATGACCTCCCACGAATCGCCCGGGGAGCCGCCCGCCGTGACCCAGCTCGAGCGGAGCTCCTCCGTCATCGAGCGCCCGGTCTGCGACCCGTAGCCGTTGAGGAACCCGAGGATGTCGGGGAACCGACCGCCGGAGAACGTCTGAGCCGCCGGGGTCACGATGACGTCGACGCCGCCGCGCTGGAAGATGGGCTCGCCGAGGAGCTCCGCGACATCGACGCCGCGGAGGAGCGCTGGATACTTCTTCGCCGCAGGCTGAGAACCGAGGACGAGGGAACCCATTAGGCGACCGCCAGTCTAGAGGAGGCGAGGGACCCGGACCGGGACTCCCGCTGGGATTGTCTGACGAGGACGTCCGAGACTTGCTCGACCCCGAGGACGACCGTCACATTCATCGACGGGCTCGACTGACCCGGAGCCGAGTAACTCGCCGTCCTGTCACCTCCGCCGCCCGCCGCGCCTCCGCCGCCCGCGCTCGGGGCGTCCGTCTTGCCGGCGCCGAGAGCTCGAGCCGTGAGACCCAGAGTCACACCGACCGCCGCCATCGCCGCCGACGCCGCGCCGAGGGTCGCCGGATTCCACCACGGACCGAGGAGGCCGGGCGAGAATGCCGACGCGATCGCCGCGGCTCCGAGGAAGACGGAGTAACTGAGCGACTGAGACGCGAGCGAGGCCGCGACCTCTCCCGCGACTTTCTTGAAACTCTTTCCGAAAGCGCCGCCCGTGATGATGAGCTGAGCGAGGGCCCCGCCGACAGCGTCCGCGAATCCCTTGACCGCTCCGACCCCGATGCTCTGGAGGTCGAGCGCGCTCTGAGTCACGCTCGCGAAGTTTTCCCGGAGCTTCGCGCCCTGGTCCTCGAGCTGGATAGCGAGCGACGCCGCCGCGTCTCCATCGAGCGCCGCTTGGAGGCGTCGAGCTCGACCCGCCTCCTCTTCCTGTCGCGCCGCCTCCGCGCCCTCGACGACGCCTCCGACCATGCCGACGCCCGACGCCGCCGCCACGCCGACAGCCTGGAGTCCGGGGAGGTATCCCGCGATGGTCTGACCCGCCGCCGCCAGAGACGCCGCGAGCGCCGCGCGCTCGTTCGCCGCGTTGATGTCCGCAATCGCCGACGCCGCCTCTTTTCCGAGCTCCCGGAGCCGGAGGAGTTGAGCCTCGTCGTCTTTGCGCCGCCTCTCCGCCGCCGCCTCTTCCTCTGCCTCCGCTTTACGCCGCTGCTCTTGGGCGCGCTTGAACGCCTCCGCCGCCGCTTGACGCGCTTTCTCTTGCTCCTCGATGCGCTTACGAGCCGCCTCCGCATTGAGCGCCGCGGCTTTCGCCGCTGCCTCTTCGCCTCGGGTCTGAAGCCCGAGAGACTTCCTCGTCCGGTCGTCCTGGTCCTGAGCCTCTTTCGCCGCCGTCCGACGGAGGTCGAGGAGCTCGACATATCGAGCGAGCGCCGCCGCCGCCGCCTCCTCCGCCGCTCGAGCTTGCTTAAAGAGGGAGTTCGATTGAGCGACCTCGTCGCGGTCCTGGCTGTTCTTGAGCTTCTGAGCCTTGAGCCTTGCGTCCGCCGCTTCCTGCTCTTTCGCGAGTCGGAGCGCGGTCGCCTGGAGCGCCTCATCGTCGAGCTTCGTGAGACGGTCTTTGAGCGTCTTCGCGAGCGTCGCGCCCACGTCGGAGAGGATGCGCTCCGCGTCCGATAGCTGAGCGGGCGTCTGTCCGATCTGCGAATAGAACGCCTCGATGTCCGAGGTCGACGCCTTAGCCGCGTCCCCGATTTTGCGGAGCTCCGCCGTTATCTGCTCCGAGCTCTTCGCAAAGACTCCGGCTTGCTTGCCCGACTCGAAAAGGGCTTTCCCCATCTCGACGAGCTGCTGGATGACCTGCCCCAGCGGACCCGCCAGACCGACGCCGAGAGCGACCGACGCGAGGTCGACCGCTCCCGAGAACGTCCGCATCGGCTTCTCGACCTTGTCGACCGCGTCGTCGAGCGACCGCGTCGCCGCCTCGAATCGACCGATGAGACCGCCCGATTTACCAGCCTTCTCCCCGGCCTCGCGAGCCGCCTCGCCGATTTTGCGGAGCTTGGCCTCGGACTCCGCCGCGCCCGTTACCTCGACGTCGACTCCGATTTTCCCGTCCGAGACCATGTCACCTCCGCGAGCTCGAGCGCGTGACCTCGTACCCCTCGACGACCCGGAGCTCGCGAGCGAGCGTCAGGACGCCATCGAGGACGACCGCCGCCGGACATGGTACCACATCCTCCGCGCTCTGGCCCCTCCCGGTCCATTCGTAGACGTCGAGGACGACCCCGACCCACGCCGCGGAGACCTCGCATAGAGGACACGCCGCGAGGTCCTCGTGAGTCTCGCTCTCGAGAGCCATCGTCAGCGGGCCCGGCTCATGAGGGAGACCGTCCCGCTCCGCGCATCTCTGACACCCCTCGACATGGAGTCGGACTCCATGCCTCTGGGCCGCGCCTCGCCACGCGATAGACCTCAGGGCGAGGGCTTGGATTTTCCCAGCGTCGAGACCCTCGCCACATGGTCGACGACCTCGGAGACGAGCGAGATGACCGCCGCTCCTTCGAGCCTGTCATAGAGTCGAGCGACCGGGTAGCCCGACGCCCCGCGGACGATGTCCGGGAAGTCCGAGATGCTCTCGATGACGTCCGCCGCTATCGCCTCGAGGCGAGCGAGGCCCCGAGAGATGTCGTCTCCCTCGGGCTCCCGCGCCGCCCGGAGGTCATGGAGAGCGACCGAGCGTTTACTGAGCGCCCGCGCCTCGACCCATGTCGCATTGTCCGGGACGACGAGGGCTCCGATGTCCCGAGTCTCCGCATAGACACGACACGCCTCCTCATCGTTCGCCGACTGAATAGCCGGGTCGCAGAGGAGGACGAATCGCGTCGGAATGGCCGCCGACACGACTACGGTAAGAGCCACGGTCTAACCTTTCAGGAACAGAACGCGAGGAGGAAGTAGGCCCCATTCGCCGCGGTCGGGGTCCCGCTGGTCCCGACGTATTCGCTCGAGGCCGCGGAGAGAGTGCACGTCGAGTATGACCGTTCGTCCTCGACCGTGTCGCCCGGGAGCTCCGAGACATACGCCGACGGGATGATGAGCGCCGCGCCCGCGAGCTCTCCGCCCTCGAGCGGGAGAACCCAAGTATAGGTCGAGCCGAGCCGGAGCCAGTCGCGGAGCTGGGCTCTCGCGAAGTCGCTGAACGTGAGCGAGACCGTACACTGAGCGGAGACGACCTCCGCATCCGCCGCCCCGACGATGCTCGTCGTCGCAGAGCCGACCGGGTCGAGACCGATGGCGATGGTCGCCTCCCAGCCGCGGAGCGTCGCGACCGTCCGCGCGCCCGTGGTGATGTCGCCGTAAACAGCTTGTCCCCAGCGCTTGAGCGCCGTCCCGTTTCCGATGTTGCTCGGAGCCGCGAGCGCGCCGCCGTAGGCCTGCGTCGTCTTGTATGCGGGCGAGAGCTGGACGCTAATCTCCGCGGTCCGCGAGTCGTCGCCCGCGAACGCGAGCCCGATCTGATTCGCGCGACATCCCGTCGCCTCGACCTCTCGAGCGCGGTCGCGATACCGGACCGCGAGGGACGTCGCCCCGACCGCCCCGATCTCCGGATAGACGACCGAGCATAGCTTGACCGAGTCGCCGATTTGGGGAGCCGCCGAGAAAGCGGGTCGGACCGTGACCTGATTCGTCCCGGCATTGATGGCCGTGACGATTCCGTACTCCGTGAGCCGCGCCGATGAGACCCACGCGACGACGTCGCCCGGATTCGTCAGACTGAGGTCGCCCGCCGAGACCTCGAACACGGTCGTCGAGACCGCCGCCGTAACCGTGACAGCGGAGCCGCCGGTCTTGCTTACCGTCCCGAGGGAGGTCGCGAGGAGCTCCTTCAGTCGGGTCGACCCGAAGTTGAGACCCTGAGCGCTCTCGCCCTTAAAGACGAGCGTGAAGTCCCCGAGCTCCCGGATAGCGGGCTCGCCGCTGGACAGATACGGAGCCTCGACCTCCGGGACTTGACCCGCGCCGCTCGTCGAGACCGAGGGCTCCGAATAGAGCGGGATGGTCGCCGACTCCGCCGCGCTCGACGAGCTCGTCCGCGTTGGCTTGATGGCGTTGTAAGTCAGGCCCGACGTGTCGACGAGCGCATGGTCCGTCGCGCTCGGGCTCCCGTAGGTCGATTCGATGGCGATGGCGACACTCTGTCCGCCGAGACGTCCCGCGCTCATATGCTGCTCCTTACGTTTAGGCGGACACGGAGGACGTATCCGGTAACTCGGTCGATGTCGCCCCGGGTCTCGACTTGCGTCTCCGGTAGGACCGCGAGGTCGGAGACGTGAGGGGCCCAGAAAGAATGAAGCCGGAGCGCGCCGATAATGAGCGCCGCGTCCGAGGTCGGAGCCCACGTCGCGAGCGGTCCGAGGTCCGCGTCCCGGTAGAGGACGACGACCGTCAGCGCTTGCGAGACCTCGTCGAGCGCGTCGCCCTGGACGAGGCCCGTGTCGATGATGGCTCCGGTCTCGATGTAGACCGCCCGCGAGCCGACTCGGTCGGACTCCGCGAAGAGCTCGCCCTCGCTCCGGACCTCCGGGACGACGAGGAGCCGGAGCCCTGGGGCGTGACTCGGCTCGAGCGCCGCGAGGAGAGGCCCCATCGCCTCGACTAGGGTCTCGACGCTCACGCCTGCTGACCCGCCGTCGAGCGCTGCGCCGCCGCTCCGACAATCTCCGCGAGGACCGCGTTAAGGTCCTCGACGTTTCGCGGGCTGACTCCGAGCCACTCCCGCTTCGCGTTTACCGCCGCAGCGTAGGCCGTCGCCGAGCCCCGCACCTCGATGCGCGCCTGATTAGTCGTCGTCCGCGTGACCCGCAGACTCCGCGAGAGTTGACCCGAGAGGATAAGGTCGACCTCGACGGAGCCCTCGGTTAGACCCTTGCGGCTCTCCGCCTTATATTGACGGTAGCCGTCCGGGTAGTAGCGCCCGACCGCTTCGCCCTTGCGAGGTCCTCGGCGACCTATCCACTCCGTCCCGCCCTTAGGCTTCAAGCGCCGCGCGGTCTCCGAGGCGTAGTAGACGACGCGAGGCTTCTCGGAGTAGGCGTCGAACCGCGTATCCTTGACGTCGAGGCCCTCGAAAAAGGCCCGCTGGATGATGCTCGCTCGGAGCGTCTCCGCGATGTCCTTCATCGCCGATTCGTCGATGAAGTAGCGCGGGAACTTCGTGAGGTCGATTTTGACTTTGATGCCCATGCGTCAGCGCTCGTCCGTTACGCGAGCGCGGTCGATGGGATAGGGAGCCGCGTCCGTCACGAAGTCGACGACCCCGCGATTCGTGAAGGTCGAGCCGATGCGAGAGGTCATCCGCGAGACGACCGCCGCGAGTTGCTCGCCTGGGTCGACCTCCCCGTTACGGTCGAGGTCGGACCAGTCGACGAGGGCGAGTTGAGCCTCGAGCTCCGCGACCGCCCGCTCCCGGTAGTAGGTCGCGAGGGTCGTCCGGTCCTGTCCTCCGACCATCGTCCCGTCGAGGATGTTCGCCGCCGCGAGGTAGGCGTGAGACCTCGCGAACGCTCGACCCGGGAGGACATCCTCGACGCGCGGAGCGATGCGCGTCCGGATGAGCCCGATGAGCTCGTCGAGCGCCGCCTCGCGCTGGGCCCTCCAGCTCGACTGCCCGACCGGACGAGTCCGGAGGTCCGGGACATAGCCGAGGAGGTCCGCGTCCCCGAGCTCCGTCCCGAAAGCCATCGCGACGACGTGGAGGACGTCTCGGTCTCGACGATAGTCGATAGCCTCGCCGCTGATAGGGTCCGAGGCCGTGTAGTCCACGGTCCAGCGGATGCCCCGCGTCGGAGTCGCCGGGAGGTCTCCCGACGGTATGGTCGCCGAGTACTCCGACCAGTAGAGGGACGGATTCGACCCGACGATGTCGACCGGGAGAGGGAGCGCCTCCGCGAGCTCGAGGACGCCCGTCCCCGCGCCGATGGAGACGACGCGGACGACCCGCACCGGAGCGCCGACGATGCCCTCCCCGCGGAGGACCGCGGGAGACGGAGAGCCTATCGCAGACAGCGCCGCGAATGACCCCGAGACGCCCCATGTGACCGTGAGCGAGCGACGGTCCGCGGAGATAGCCGAGACCGTATCGGGAGACCTTGTCGCCGTGAGCGCGTAGGTCTGAGACCCCGCGGGCCAGTCGACGACGAGAGACGGAGCCGCGACGACGTAGCCATCCGGAGCCGCCCAGCGGAATCGATGAGAGAGTCCCGTGATGAGCTTTCGCGCGGTCATGGCGACACCCTACCACATCGCGCCGCGCGAGTCACCGCGCCGCGGAGTTAGCCGCTCGGACGTCCGCCTCGGTCGCCTCTTTGTAACCCCAGCGCTTCGCCTGGCTGAGAGGGACCGCGAGCCACGAATGGCGACAGTTGTATCCGCCGCCCGACTCTAAGGGATGGGGGAGCCCGGTCTGATTGTTGTCGAGCCGCCGGACGAGGTCCCGCGAAAACCAGAGCCCGACGCAGGCCTCGCAAAAGGGCCGCGTGAGCCCGTCGTCCGGGCCTCCGTAGGCGTAGCCGACCGGGAGGTCGGTCGTGTCCGCGTAGGCGTTCGCCAACGCTCGAGCATAGACCGCGGTCTGGGTCCGAGCCTCCGTCGATGCTCGCTCGAGGGAGACCCCGAGACGGTCCGAGAGGCGGGACGATAGCTCCGTGAGGCTCTCGAGGCGGTAGCCCTCCCGCATGAGCGGGACGAGCTCCGTCGAGAGCGTGAGATTTATCGCCCGGAAAGCGTCGACCGCGTCCCGTTGCGCCGCGTCGATGATGGTCGCGAGCTCCTCGACATCGACGACCGTCTCCGGGTCGAGCCCGACCTCCCGAAGAAACTCGGGAGTCGCGCGCTCGATGGCGTCGAGACCGTCGAGCCACTGGTCTTGTATCTCGCCCGTCTCGTCCGCGACAGCCGCCGCGACCTGGTCGAGTTGGAGCGCGAGAATCCCCGCGCGCCAGTCGCCGCCGCCCGCATCCGTCGCGAGCTCGAGGAGTCGGTCGCGTAGGGAGTCACGGAGCCCGACGAGCTCCGCGCCGATACGATTCCCGAGGCGGTCGAGGTCGGCCTGACGACGACGGAGCGCCGCGCGGATGTCCGCCGGGATCGCCACTTAGCCGCGCCGCTTACGCGACACAAGGACCTTGGGCGCAGATAAAGGGACGTCGACCGGAGCCGCGTCCGAGGGCCCGCCCGCCTCGAGGATGGAAGCGATGACCGCCTCGACCTCTGGAGGCGCCCGGTACTCGAGGAGGACCGCGTCCGACCCTAGCAGCCGCGAGGCCGCGAGCCACTGTTCCCGCGTCATGTCGACCTCGACCGGCGCGTTGTACCAGCCGAACCGAGGTAGAGGACGAAGGAGTCGGACGCGGGCTCCCATTAGGCGACGACCGCCGTCACCAAATAACCGAGGTTCGTGTCGCAGACGACCTCGTCGGAGTAGACCTCCGCCGCGACGATGGTCCCGACCGCCTGGGGGGGAGCCGTCTCGTACGAGCGGACGGAGATCGGGAGGGCGATGCCATCCATGCTCACGCCCTGACCCGAGAGGCCGTCCTCGACGAGGAGGAGCGCCGCGACCGCGCGGGTCATGATGTCGCCCGACGCATTCGCCACGGTGTCCGCACCCTCGAGGCAGCCCATCCAGAGGCTCTTGCCCCAGATGTAGGAGCTCGCGAAAGCCACGCCGTCCGCGCTGGTCTGCTTCCGACCGCCGCCGATGATGAGGTTCAAGCCGAGCTCCGCGCGGACCATGTCCACGAGGAACGCATCGCTCGCGACCTGACGAGCCGCCGGAGCCGCGCCGCTCGTGACGACGCGAATGCCCGAGGCCGCGAGGCTAACCGCCAGAGCGTCCGCGACCTCGCGACCCATGATGACCGTGTCCGCGTCCCGCCCGTAGGCCTGAGCGCGGAGGATGGTCTTGATGAGGTGGAGGTCCTGCATCGGGGTCGCCGTGACCGTCGTCGACCACTGAGAGCCCGCGCCGCTCACCGCGCCGAGGGCCGCGTCGGGCCAGTTGCTCGCGTTGAAAAAGAGGTCCGCCGTGCGGGTCTCCATGTCGAGGGCGAGCTTGCGCCCGATGGCGCCCGCCTCGCGCTCGCTCAGGTCCGTCGGGAACTGCGACCGCTGGGAGAGCTTCGTCGGGATGACGTCGCTCGCCAGCTTGTACTCCTCGCAGCTATAGAGGACGGAGGTCGGAGCGCCGAGAGCGCGCCGCGGGTAGTCAGCGCCGAGAGCCGTCGCGACGACCTGGGGCGAGCCCATGTAGCCCGAGGAGGCCTCGACGAAGATCGTCCCGCGATGAGCGGTCGGGGCGACCTGCTGGATCGGGAGCTTGGGGAAGACCAGACCCGCCACGCTCTGAGCCGCGCCGATGGCCGCGCCCGAGAGGATGGGGGAGACTGGGGCGAGCTGGGAGAGATTAGCAGCGCTCATGTATCACCTCAGGGGAAGATTGAATGGTGGATGTTGAGCTCAGCGGTCGCGCCGTCAGCGGTCGCGCCCGTCGAGGTCGAGCCGCTCAGGACGACGCCGATGATACGGTCGCCCGAGGCAGCCGCGACGAGCTTGCCCGAGGCGTCCGCCGTAACGAACTTGCCCGGGTCGATGGCGCCCGACGCGACCGCGAACGGACACACGCCGAGAAGCTGGACGTCGACGATGTCGCCCGCGACGCCGCTCGTCAGAGCCACGCCGAGGAGGTACTCGCCCGCGCCCGTCGCCTGAGCCGCCGCCGCGATGCCGCCGCTCAGACCGTCCGCCTTGACGATGCGACCGCGCGTCACGGTCCCCGTGAGGCGGTACGACTTGATCGACTGGAGACCATTCACGCTTGCCATATCACGCCCCCTTGAGCCCGCGGAATCGCGCGAGCATGTCGTTAGCGCGGGCGACCTCAGCCTCCCGCGGGTTCATCTTGACCGTCTCGACGTCCGCCGCCGCGCCACCATGACCGACCGGGCTCGCGACCGCGACGATAGGCGAGAGGTCCGAGAGCATCGCCCCGACCTCCTCGACCCCGAGGCGAACCGCCCGCTCGACCCACTCACCGCGCCGCGCCTGGGGGATGCGCCCCGCCGAGACGTGAGTCTCGACCATGCGCTCCGCGTCGCGCTTCTGGAGCTCCGCGGTCGCGCTCTGCGCCGCGGTCGCCGCCGCCTCGAGCTGAGCGCGCACAGCGTCCAGCTCCTTCGTGAGCGCCTCGACCTGAGCGTCGAGCGCCTTCTTCTCCTCGCTCATGTCGAGGGCCTCCATGTCTCCGTCTGAGGTAGACGCGGAGGCCGTGACGGTCCGGACACGCCGCGCATAATCGAGAGGCATCGAGCCTCCGAGAAACATCCAGTCGTCGGACTCGGACGCGATACGGTCCGCGAGTCCTCGAGAGACAGCCTCCGCCGCACCGTAGACGGACCCATCGCCGAGAGCCTCGACGGTCGTCCCGCGGTCCGCGGCAATCTCCGCGAGCATGACGCCCGCCATCTCATCGACGCGCCTCTGGAGGCCCGCGATGTAATCCGCATCGTCGACGGATGCGCGCTTCTTCGGGGTCTGACTCGAGACGACCTCGACCGTCTGACCCTGCTCCGCGTCGCGGTAGAGGGTCGTGATGACGCCGACGGAGCCTAGCTGAGCGAGAGGAGACGCGACGATCTCGTCCGCCGCCGCCGCGACCCAGAGCGCCGCGGACGCCGCCATCCCGGAGACGTAGGCGACGACGTAAATCCCCGCGTCGCGAGCTCGAGCGATAGCGCGTCGAGTCTCCCGGACTCCCGAGACGTAGCCGCCCGGGGAGTCGACGTGGAGGACGACCGTCCGCTCGCCCTGAAGCTGAGCGCGTCGGAGCTCCATCCGGGCCCCGTAGTAATCCATCGGGTAGAGAGGGCCCTCGACATGCACGACCGAGAGCGCGCCCTCGATGTGTCGTCGAGGAGCGCCCGACATGAGCGCGCCGACGTGACTCGGCTCGACAGCCATCGCCGAGACGCCCGGTTGGACCCGAGCGCCCGTGTCGCCGCCCTGGTCGAGCTCCCGAGCGCGTCGGATGAGGTAGGCCTGCTGGAGACCCTCGACCCAGTCCTCGCCCGGGTCGCCGCCCCAGAGGAGCCACGCGACATAGCCGGGAGACTCGGAGCCCGGGACGTCGTCGACGCCCTCCTCCCAGTCGCCCTCATGTCGAGCGAACCATGCCGGAGCCTCGACCGTCGCCCATTCCTCCGACTGAGGCTCGCCCGCCGCGATGCTATTCGCTCGACGGATGGTCTCCGGATTAGGCTCGCCGCTCTTCCCGGCCTGATGTAGCTCGACGCCCAGACGCGCCGCGTCGCGGACCGCCTCGGGAGGAGTGAGCTCTTCCTGAGTGAGGAGAGGCATTAGACGCCCTCGGGGATAGGTGAAGATGGAGGAGAGAGAGGAGCCGGACGAAGAGTCCGACCGAGACGCTCACGCTCGGAGCGGACCTCCGCCGCGCGGGTCGGAGCCGGGAGCTCGAGCGCCTGACGTATAGCCCGCTCGTCCTCTGCGCTCGGAGTAATGACCCCAGCGGAGAGGAGCGAGACGACGTCCGAGACCTTCTCGACCCACAAGTTGCTCCGGATGCCC